AGCGGTTTACCGTCACGGATGGTCAGGCATTGCAACTTCAGAACCTCTACGATCAGACGGTTCCGATTTCATTAACCAACCAGAAGAATGTCGCGTTTGGCTATTCTTCACAGCAAGCCACGACAGAGCTGGATAATATTCGGACACGCTATGTCGAACCCGGAGCCGATGCGCTCGCGAATGCGGCTGAGGTCTTGGCGTTTGATGCGGTGTATCGAGATATCTACTCGTCTGTCGGGACACCCGGCACGACACCCACGACAACGCTGACCTATTTGCAGGCTGGCGTGAAGCTGACCGATCTCTCGACGCCGTTGCGGGGCCGGGTGGCGGTACTCGATCCGTTGGCGATGAGCACGCTGGCGAATACGACCAGCACGCTCTTCAATCCAACCGCTGTCATCTCTGAGAACTATGAAGAGGGCATGTTTGGGCGGAAGCAGTTGGGCGTCGATAAGTGGTTGCAGGATCCGGTGCGTCCGACGCATACGACCGGCACCTATACGGCTTCGACGCCACTCGTGAATGGTGCAGACCAGACGGGAAGCACGATTTCCACGGATGGGTGGGCCTCTGGTGCGGCGACCTTGAACAAGGGAGACATTTTTACTATCGCAGGTGTGAATAGTGTCAATCCTTTGTCCTACTCGTCCACTGGTCGTCTGCAACAGTTCGTGGTGACGGCGACGACATCCGATTCGTCGGGGGCGATGGCGACATTGCCGATTAGCCCGTCGATTATTACGTCGGATCAGTTGCAGACCGTGGATGCGTCTCCGGCCAACAATGCCGTGATTACGGTATTGGGGACGACAGACGCGGCTGGTGGCACATTGGCGACGACAACGAGTCCTCAGTCGTTCGTTTATTTGCCCGATGCTTTCGCATTCGTGATGGCCGACTTGATGAAGCCCGGTGCGGGTGCGGAATCGACGACCGTGCGAAGTAAATCACTCGGATTTTCTATTCGGATGGTCGAGCAATACCAGATCGGGACAGATCAGAATCCAAGCCGCTTGGATATCCTGATCGGCGCGGCCACCATTCAGGCGCGGCTTGCCGCGAGAGTCTGGGGTTAACGATATGGCACTAGCAACTACGACACTGAGTTCCGCTGTCGCCGTGACAGATACGGACATCGTTGTCGCCTCAGCAACTTCTGTGGCGGCAGGGCGCATTGTGCTCGTCGATGGCGAGTTCATGCAGGTGCTCCAGAGTTACACCAGCGGCACGACCGTGGGTGTCACAAGGGGGCAGAACGGCACCGCGACGGCTGCACATGCAGCCTCAGCGAATGTCACGCATGGGGATGCGACAGACTTCACTGTCGCCGCCCCTGGCACGCCCAATTTGAAACCGGGCGTTCTTGCGAATACGACGACCTCGTATTCGGCGGCAGGGGCCATCTCTTTTGGTGTGGCCCAGTTGACGGTGGCGATCATCAACGGGACAGGTGCCTTGGCGATGACGTTGGCAAACCCTGACTCCTCGCAGGATGGCATTATTCTCGCCATTGTTGGGAACGGGAAAGCCGCGCACACCGTCACGTACACGGCGGGCCTTGGCGATGCAGGGTCTGGCTACGACGTGGGGACGTTTGACGGGAGCGGACAGTGCTCGATGCTGTTGGTTGCGGCCAATAGCATTTGGGTGCCGTTGCCGTCACCGTTCAGCGGCACGTTGACGGCGATTGACGTGGCTATCGCGTAATACTTTCACCACGAGGGAGGCGGCATTGCATTGGTATCTCCAGCGATGCCGTCTCCTATTTTCCTTGAGGATCTATGGCGATTATTCACAATCCCGATAGCGAATATTCCAAAGCGATGGGACTATGGAATATCCCGAAGAATCAAAAGATTGACGGTAAAAATGGATTTGGGCCTATTGGATATCAAGATTTTCCCAAAATGATGTATCGCGCACAGCCGAATGCGAACGGGAAAATCATGTGTGGGCATCCATTAGCCGCTGTCGGAGATGCGACTGGCGAAGCCTTTTCTCGATCTTGTCAGACGATTGTTCAAGATCAAGAAGAGTCTGACCAAATGATCAAGCGTGGATGGTACGAGACACCAGATTTGGCGTTAAGTGGGTATGAACACGATCAGAAATCACTCGCAGATATTGCGGCGATGCGACATTTTAGTGATCAAAAAATGAGTGCATTGGCTCAGGAAGAAGCGAGAGTTGTTGATAATGCAACGTCTGAACACGTTCCTTCCATTCCAGCACCACGGAAAAAGCGTGGTCGTCCTCGGAAGAGAGTAGTGGTTCCTGACTAATGGCGCAAACAACAGGTACATACAATAAATCAGTCGTTATTACCAAGAGCGACACTGTCAATTTCGATGGCAGCACGTATGCCGCCAACGCCGCCACGAAGGCGCTTCCGGCAGATGCTATTTTCGTTGGGGGTGCAGGCGTAGTGGTGGCTGTCTTTGAAAATGGCACAACGGCTCCGTTCACGGTGCTCGCTGGAAGAATGTTGCCCTTGAAATGTATTCGTGTGAATAGTACGAATACGACCGCAACCTTAATGAATGCGATGTATCAGATCTAATGACTGTGCAGCAGCTTATCACCGCAAGTCTTCAGGATTTGCGTGTGATTCAGACCGGAGAAACGGCATCCTCCGATGACTCCGCGTTTGCGCTTGATAGGCTTAACGATTGGATTAACGGTCTTGCCACTGAAAATCTGACCGTTTACACGATTACCCGAACAACGTGGGCACTCTCAACGGCTGCCAGTTACACGATAGGAACTGGGGCCACGGTTAATGTGGCTCGTCCAACCGGCCCGCTATCGATTGAAAACATTGGATTTCAGGATACCTCTGTCTCTCCGACGATGGAATACAACCTTGGGCCTGTGTTGACGGAAGACGGGTATGCAGGGATTGCTCAAAAGGGACTCACGTCGGTCTTTCCGCAGGTTTGGTATTACAACCCTACGTATGATGCCTCTGGATTTGGGTTACTGACCCCCTACCCCATTCCGACAAGTCTTACACTCCAAGGCGTGATTTATACGCATACGCCTGTGTCGGAATTTACGGCATTATCTGAGACGATTGCATTGCCTCCCGGCTATCGACGTTTCTTGCGGTTGGGACTGGCGAAAGAGATCTCGTCAGCGTTTGATGCGGGATTGACGCCTGAACTTCAGATGTCGGCCAATGAAGCAAAGTCCGATGTGAAGCGAGCCAATATGCGTCTGAGCGATCTCTCGTCAGGTGTTCCTGGCGTGATCTTCGGTGGCGTTGGCCCCCATTACAATATCTATTCGGATACGTAAATGCTCTATCCCGGCTTTATCTCGGGAAGCTATAAGTCTCAGAGTCCTCTTGCCGATCTTGAGAGGACAGTAAATTGGTATCCTGAACCCATCGAACCGAATTCTGTCCCGTGGGTGGCCGCGCTCTATCCCTGCCCAGGATTCGAGGAATACGTCACACTGTCCAATGTGAATACTCGCGCCTTGTTCTCCATGGGAGGGCGTGTGTACGGCGTCATTGGCGATGCCGTCTACAAATTCACGGCGAGTAACTCGGCGTCGATTGTGACGAGTGGGACAGTCACGAATGACCCGAATCCTGCACAAATTGCCAGTAATGGCGATGCGGGAGGCGAGTTACTGATTGCGTCTGGCGACAATGGTTATCTGCTCAATATTGCGAGCAATGCCCTCAGCACGATCTCTGCATTGGCAGGGAAATGCACGATGGCAGGGATGATCGATGGCTATTTTCTGTCCTTCGATGCAAGTGATTCAAAGTTCTATATCAGTGATTTGAACGATGGAACGACGTGGGATGCCACACAGTATGCCCAGCGGAGCATTGCTCCAGATCCTTGGAAGGCAATGGTGGTTGATGGGAGCCGCCAGATTTGGCTCATCGGAGAACAGACAGGAGAAGTCTGGTACGACGCGGGGACGAGTCCTTTCCCGTTTGCGCCCGTGCCCGGTGCGGTCTTTGGCTATGGCACGCCTGCACCGTTTTCCGTTAAGTTAGCTGGAACCTCGATGTGTTGGCTCTCACAAACCGCAGATGGCGCGGGGATTGTTGTCGCCACGAGCGGGGTTGTCCCTGCCCGTATTAGCACCTATGCAGTGGAAACCGCTATTGCGACTTATGCGCGTGATTCGATTATTACAGACGCAGAGGCATTGGTGTATTCGGAGGCGGGACATACGTTTTATTGCCTGACATTCCCGTCAGCGAATGCGACGTGGGTGTTTGATCTCACGACAGGCATTTGGCATGAGCGCGGTGTCTGGGACGATTCTTTGGGTATTTATGATGTTTGGGCACCGCGGAGTCATTGCTATGGCTTCGGGAAGCATTTGGTTGGTGACCGCGACTCTGGGTTAATTTGCTCGATGGATACGTCCTTTACGACGGAATGCAATGGCGATGTTATTCGTCGATTGCGTATTCCTCCGCCTATTTTCCGGGCACCCGGCGTACGCCGAATGTTTGTCAGTCGCATGGAATTGATCATGGAAACGGGGCTTGGCGCGGCCACTGGGCAAGGGGTCAATCCGCAAGTCATGTTGCGATCAAGTACGAATGCGAAAACCTGGTCAAATGAGCGGCTCGCGACGGCTGGAGCGATGGGCGCGTATGACGCACAGGTCGTTTGGACACGCTTACCAAGTAGCCTGAAGTTGTGGGTGCCTGAGATTACGGTGACCGATCCCATTCCGTGGCGAATCATGGGGGCCGAGATTGATGGGCGCGGCTTCTTCGGACAGGGGGCGTAATGGCGACACAACTGGCCGCTGTCCCTGAATATGTCGTTGAAACGCCCGTGACGCAGAACAGCATCACAGGCCGTGTCACGCAGGCGATGCGGTATTGGCTCTTGGCATTGGCTGACCGGGTCAATACGACGCCGAATCGGATTGCGTCGGCCACCGGGTCAACCCAAGCCGCGTCAATTTCTACCACGGCTTTGGCGATCTCGTCGGTCTTACCGGGGTTATATCGGCTGTCGATGGCTGCGCGGATTACACGAGCGGCGTCAACCAGTAGCTCGTTGATTCTGACATTCGGATGGACACAGGCGGTAGCGTGTACGGCGGCGAGTGTTGCCATGACGGGCAATACAACAGCGACGACCGGAACCTTTTCAGTCTTGGTACGCGTGGATCAGGATTCGAGTATTACGTATGCGACGACCTATGTATCGAGTGGGGGCACGTCGATGCAGTATCGGTTTGATGTGACGTGTGAGCAAATATTGTGAGCACACGCATTCTGCCTCCCGATGAGTGGTCACGATTGAATGGAACCTTACTAGAGGGTGCTCCAGATCTGTTAAACCCAGAAATTGATATGGTCTTGGTCGTTGAGAAAGAGGGAGAAATCGTTGGATGTACCTCTTTCCTGCCTCGATGGCACATAGAAGGCTTATGGGTATCTCCTAAGCATCGTAAAATGGCGAGTGTCGGTCGTCCTTTGCTGCGTGGTATTTATCAGGTTGCTGAAGCACTCAAAGCAAAGGAATTGGTCATGATGACATTTGACCCCGAGATGGCGGCATTATGTGCTCGAATTGGTCGATCATGGGAGCATCTAGACGGGGATCATTACTCGATAGGGTTATAGAAAGTGAGAATCTGATATGGCGTGGATACCAACAGTCGCGGGTGCGGGCCTTACTGCTCTTGGTGCATATGGGGCATCGAAAAAGCAAGCCAGTAGCGCCACGAATGCGGCCAATATACGAGCGCGGACTGCGGCCAATAACGCAAAGCTTCTCGCTCAGTCGGAGGACACGAAGCTAAAATATTTACAAGGTGAATCTGCGCTTACGCGTCAACAGGCTGGACACGCCCAACAAGAAAATTATGGGATGTGGGATGTCTCTGAACAGAATATTTACAATAGAAACAATGCCGCTGCCCTGAATGCCTATAATTTAGCGACGACACGAGGGCTAAACGAGGTTGATAGATTTAATGTAGGCCAAGGGAATGTCTTTGACCAGTGGACGACTGGCAGGGCCGATAGGAATCTTCAGTTGTCGCAGAAGGATCAACGGATGTCTGAGTTGGGCGTGCTGCTTGGAATGAGGCCTCGGGGAGGCTTAACCTTCGGAGACGATCCGACGCTCCGTCAAGCCACCCATAGACCTGGAGAACAACCGGTAACCCCTGATCGTGTGACGAGGCCATATAACCCGTTTGTCCCCACCGGTTCCTCAAACGTCTGATAGGTAAACCATGACACCAGAAGAATATAAAAGAATCACCGGTCGTGAACCAGACGAAGACGAACTGGAAGCGCTCGCATGGCTTACGACGCTTTCCGAAGAAACTGGAGCGGGAGTCGAAGCAGGTGATGTCAGGGATATCCTTGAGAATCAAAATACAGAAGGTGGATGGGATCCCCGAAGTGATGCGGATAGTGAGGGCCAAAAGGCTAAGTATGTTCAGCAATATGCCTTGCGTGGTGCGACTGGCGGAGATCGAGGTGAGGGTGGGTATAGCACAGAGCTAGTAGACGATCCTGAAAGACAGTGGACGCGTGGGGTGGCAGCTCAAGCGGGAGATCCAGGCGAAGAGGGATCGCCGGGAGTTGAGAGTGTGCCATGGGTAAAACCTACTACGCCAAGACCTACTTCATCGAGCAATGTGCGAGAGCGCATTATACAGATGTATGAGCAGTTTCACTTGCGTACTCCAAGTGAGGATGAGGTGGACGACTGGTTTGAGGGACTTAATTACCCTGGATGGTATGGGACAAGGGAACCTAAGCCTGGTTGGGAAAAAACGCTCTTCGATGGGATAGTTGGATCTCCCGAATACCAAAAAAATGCGGAAGGAAGATTAAACGATCTATACCTAAAATATTACGGTAGGGAAGTCGAAGATGATGAAATATATTCGAATCTTAGACATCCACAAGGACTTTTAGGCGTAGAGTGGACATTAGCGCAGAATCCGGGAGAAGCTTATAAGGCCTCAGTTGATCCTTACGAGCCAGAAGTGGTGGGCCGTGATCCGAGAGACGCTAAGGAAGCCGTAGTAGCCTCATGGGATAGAGGCGTACCCACTATGGGGGATATCTGGAATCCCCGCCCTGTTCCCGATCCTGACCCTGACCCTGATCCTGACCCTGATACAGATCCTCCAGGTGCGCTGGCTACGGCTCAACCAACAATTGCACCGCCAAAAGCGCCCTATAGCGCACGTCCGGTCACGCAGCCTTATACCGTCGATCCCAGGGCAGGATCATCTCGGATGCCGTGGGCACCAAACCCCTATACGGCTCAACAGGTGTATCCGCCCGGAATGCCTTCCGTGTCTCCGTATCAAGGCACTGTGGGATCAACCGTATCGGCTCCGACCTCGCCCACGGTAGCGAGTGGAGGCGATCCGGCGTCGTGGAACAACTTTAATGGATATTATGGGAGGGCTAGTCAGGACTATGCCGCAGGGCCGCAGGGGGCGGGATACAATCCTGCGCCGTGGGCGAATATTGATAACAGACTTATGGGTGGGCCACGTGGGCGTCCGGGTCTAGCTGGGATGTCGGATGAGAGTGCCGAAGATCGTCGAGCGCGACGAGCCTATGAGTTTGGTCGTCGAGAGCGCGTAGGAAATCAATCGAATGCCGATCTGGGGAACCAAGATTTTAGGAGTCAAATGGATCGCTGGATTCGGTCGTATAATCAGTGGAATCAGCAGGGCGTCGATCCCTTTGCTCCCCCGGTGGGTGGTCGTCGGGCCATCACGGGAACAGGCTCATCGAATAACACGGGAGGTTCGTAATGCCGTGGACACCGGATCCGAATATTCGCGGTCTTCTTGGGACGTTTGATTATGGAGCGCCGACCACGCCTCCTGTCCAACCCTATACACAACCGTATTACACACCTTCTGCGCCATATCAGCCGCCGAGTCCCTATCAGACGAACCCGTATACGGCTCCTAGCTATCAAGCCGCCACACCCTTTGGCCGACCAGAATATAGTGCAGCCGATCCGTTCACCTCTCCGACCGCGGCCACCATGCAGCAGGATCCTGGCTATCAGTTCCGACTGACGGAAGGTCAGAAGGCGCTTGAACGGTCGGGGGCGGCTCGTGGGGTGACGAATACGGGCGGGAACTTAAAGGGCATTGTGGATTATGGGCAGCAATCCGCCAGCCAAGAATATGGCAATGTTTATAATCGGAGCCTCCAAAATTACAATGTCAATGAGCAGAATCGACTCAATGCGTATGGCCTGAACTATGGGAATGCGGCGAGTGCCTACACGATGAATGAGGCGAATCGAGCACGAGGCTTTGAGCGAAATGCCGCCAATGCCTTTCAAGCTTATGGGGCGAATGAATTAGGTCGGGCGGGTGCGTATGGCACAAACGAAGCGGCTCGTCAGTCGGCATATAACGTCAATGAGTTGAACGCGCAAAATGCTTATTCCACAAATGCGATGGCGAATCAGGCGCGATACTCGATGAATGTGGGTCAAGCGCAGCAGGATTATACGAACCAGTTTAATAGCTGGGTGGAAGCGTATAACCAATGGCGTGCAAGTAGCATGGATCGCTTTAACGAGCAGTTTCAAGGTCGGCAGGTCTGAGAAATGCCGCCATTTCAATACGACACATTTGTTGACCCATACGTCGGAAGCATTGCCCAGTTAATGGGCCAGCAGGGGCAAAGACAGGCTGACGCGGCCGAACGGATTGCCGCAATTCGAGCGCAGGAAGCGACGCAGCGTGGGGATATCTGGGGTGGAGCGATTCAGGGGATCGGGAATCTTGCCTCGACTACCCTGACCGAGTGGAACTCCCCGGAAGCGCGGCGTCAGCGAGAACTAGATAAAGCCAACGAGTTTCTGAGGAATGCGAGTCAGGATGTCAGTAGTGTTTCTACTCCATATTATCAAGCAGGAAATCTCCGGCGCGATCCAGGAAGTCCCGGATCAACGATTCAGCATTTAACACCGGGTGTGACAACCGGGGATCTAGGAATGGATCTATCTGACCCCCAAATAGCCGAAGCCTATGCACAGGCAATAGAATCTGGACAACTACAGCCTTCAGGCCAGATTTCTTCTACTTCGGCAGCACTCCCAGAGATGCCCGTTGGAGCGCGTCCTTCTCGAATCGTTAAAGACCCTGGAACTATAGAGCAAAGAACGCAACAGATAGTCGGAGCTTTTGTAACCCCAGAAGGAAACCATGACTTACGTGCTCAGGTAGAAGCCATGAGGGCGGAGGGATTTTCTCCAGATATCATCAATACAACAATGGAGAGATCGAGTCAAACGAATGCCCTCCTAGAAGCCTATGATGCCAGAGAGAAAAAGGGCGAAGACGAAGCAACTGTTTTGATGGGGCAGCTTGCATCTGATGTTTTAGCCTTGTCGGAGAATGGTGTCTTGCCATTACAGGAATTAATCGATGTGAATCTCTCTATTTTGGAGCCTCGATTCGGTAAAGAGGGCGTGAATCGTTTGCGGGTAGAGATAAATTCACTT